CAACAATTAAACCGGCAATACCGAGAAAGTACTCCTGACGAGGCGATAGCATCATTATGTATTAATACAAGAGAAAAATAATTTATATAGATTTAAATCTATATAACTTGGTGTTTAAAGAGCGCCAATAAACGGACTGGCACGCGTGGCATTCTTTTGTGCCTTGGCTACCATTGGAACTGTAAAGTCATTCGAGAAACGTTCCTTGACATATGGACGTAGTTGGTATGATGGTGAAAACGTTTCTGGAGTCTTGTATGACAATCTTTCCTTTCTCATTTTCACGGCCATGACAATAATGAGAAGTACAATAGCTACTACGGCCACGACAACAGCGTACCTTTGTTTTTGCGTTAGTTTAGCCCAGTATCCAAACATGGTATCGATTGATTTAATATAAGAGAAGAAAAAAAAATATTCTTCTGAAATTAATTTCACACAGCCTGAAAGATAATATAAAGAAAGATTTTATTATTCTATACACATACATGACCTCCGAAATTACCGTAGACTATGACAAGGGTATAAAGTCGGCTGTTGAAAAGGAACTATCAGACTTGAGAGTTCCTTCAGACTTGCTCGACCAACTACGTCAGATGGCAAGAATGTCTGTGGAAGAACTCGGGATCACTGAAGCTGATGAGGTTTTGGATATAGTAAAAAATGCATTTGATGAATACAAAGAGACCCATCCTGAACTACCGAAGAAAGAGGAACCAAAGGAGGAACCGAAGAAGGAAGAACCAAAGATAGAAAAGAAGGCAGACCAGAAGAAAGAACAAAAGAAAGAGAAGAAGGAAGAACCCAAACGCTCATTGAAACGCTCATTGATTCGGTCGATAAAGAAATCACCAGTTCGTCCCATCATTAGAAGCTTTGGAAAGTCGTGCTCTCCGTCTAAAAGTTGGAGTGATTCAGATGAAGAAAGAGACGAAGAGACCCGAGATGAAGATAACCCAGATCTTGTTATTCTCAAGATAGACAAGAGAGGAAGTTATGAAGCATTTCTATTTACAAAATTCAAAGCCGTGGAAAATGAGCTTGATTCCCAGAGCATCTTTGAGTGGAAGTCGGGTCCTTTGTTGCGCAATCCCGTCTATAAACTCCCATTAGATACTGATTACTGGATCGATAATGAGTCAAAAAATAAGCTAGACCATTTCAATACATTCATCTTGCAGTATATCGATACGAAAGAGATTGGAGGCTATGATGATATTGAGAGTGAGAAGCACAAGATTTATAAACTCGTTCCAACACATCGGTCTCACTTTGATTCTCGTACAAAAATTAAATTAGGAACAGCCCCATTCGTTCCCAACGTATCAGAGGATATGAACCGTTATTTCTTTGTAGATTGTATGCCCAAAAATATACCTCTAAAGGGAAACAACGTTTATTTCGGAGGTATCAAGAATGGTAAGCCTCATGGTGCCGGAATTGAATGTAGCAAGAGAGGATACAAGATTGGACAATGGAAAGAGGGAGAAATGGTTGATGAAATTAGCCTATTAAAAAATGATTTATAGAGAGAAGTTTAAGAGAGAATAAAAACATACCTAATAATACACATTGGGGGGAACGAGAATGTTCAGCCCAGAAATGTTGACATTATTGTATCAACTTCTCATAGTAATTATTGCAGTCGTTTGTGCGTTCAAGTTTTCAAGGAAATCAGTGTGGGAGGAATGTCTGATCATAATAGCTATGATATGTACCTCGGTATGTGTTCAACTCCTTTTCCTTCTATTACTACCAGTCCATTCTTCAGGTAGAATAGTATTATAAGTCATGAATGAATTATATTTTACAAACAAATATAATTCGTGAGTATGAAAATGGGTTATCCCACAATTTTATCTAGCAAGAGAGGGCAATGGAAAGAGGGAGAAATGGTTGATGAAAATTAGCCTATTAAAAAATGATTTATAGAGAGAAGTTTAAGAGAGAAATAAAACAATCCAATTACAGTACTAGTATTATAGGTTGAAACATGGTTGTGTTTGTGGATAAGAGTCCTAAAGCTATGACCCTACAAATTTTTTCTATTCTAACGGTATGGTTTTGGATAATTGTGGGTATAGCGTCAGGATCTTTTTTTGGAGGTTTATTTATAGCATGTATAATCTACCAAGTATTAAAATGTATGTTTCCAGACGAACTTGAACAAGCCTATGAAAAACGAGAACGACTGAAACGAGAACGACTGAAACGAGAACGACTGAAACGAGAACGACTGAAACGAGAACGACTGAAACGAGAACGACTGAAACGAGAACGACTGAAACGAGAACGACTGAAACGAGAACGACTGGAACGAGAACGACTGAAACGAGAACGACTGGAACGAGAACGACTGGAACGAGAACGACTGGAACGAGAACGACTGGAACGAGAACGAAGACCACGTCTAATACAACATATACATCATTCTCATCCTCTACATCCTGTCTTCAATATCTACTACTAAGTTCGTCAGTATCGTGAGTATGAAAATGGGTTAGGGCGTTTGTCTCTCAATTTTATCTGAGGAATTCTCTGCATTCCTGTATCAGGGGTATATTGTGTGATCCAAATGTTTAATTTATTATTGTTCTCTTCCATCTGAAACTCTCCCTTGATGTATTCGGCAATGTAGGCAATCACCATCATGGTTAATTTATCTACATCGGGAATATTTTGGCGATAGAATGAATCCATTACAGAGACAATCTGCTTCGTAGGAACGATAATATGTTTTCCCTCAGGATGAACTCCCTCTAATCGTTGTGTAATTTGTTCAGAAATAAACTCGACATTTTCCTTGGAAAAGAATGAATAGAATCCTGTATCGCGTAGTATGGGAGGAAGGGCTCTTCGTTCCGAGATGTATTGATCTCTCTGGTAGTCCATATCTTTTATATCTATAAGATATAAAAAAGGTTTTTTATTTATACTTGTTATTGGATTGTTCATTCTGAAGAAAGGTCTGTAGCTGAGCCATAAACCCATCATTGGGCTGAATAATCCCTCGAAATTTCCTAAGATGTGCTACAAAGTTGCCAAGGCCACATGAAAAGTCAGACAAACATATATAATCGGAATCATATCCTCGAGCCTTGTTTTGAAAATGCATTCGAATCATCCAAGCAAGAATGATTGTCGAAGAACGAGACACCCCAGCAAAACAATGAACTAGAATACCAGTTCCTCTGGTTATCGCCTCGTTGATAAAATTAATACACTCATTAAAGTGTAGATAAAGAGGGGCATTAACATCATCGTCTATGAATATTTTTTTATAATGAATGTCGGGGAAAATCATGAGATTCGGAGAACCAACATCCAAGATATGACTTATATTGTTTCGATCTAACCATTTTTTATTACGAGCAGGAATACGAGAGCCTAACCAAATAGGATAGTTCCCTATACGATTTGCCTCTATATAATCGAGTATAATCATTTCCTCATCTATCGCCCCGCCTTCTGTTCCATTGTTCCTTTGCTCCATATGTATATGAAAATAATATACTAATTATTATTTTCATTTTTTATATACTATTACGAGGCAAGGCTTCGTTTCTTCTTGTCCTTGTACCTATACTTTTTAATCACAAACATTTTAAAGTTGGAGAGATCTACGCATGGAATTGTCTCGGTTTTTTTCTTTAGTTGAGAACTTAAAAGAGGAAATGAAAGCACACGTCTGAGAGGACAAGGTTCGATAGAATATCTGGGTAATACTGGTGTCTTTCTTGTCTTTTTGTCTGATTTTATCGTCGAACTGGTAAGGTCTGTTGTCGAAGTCGAAGCCGAAGAGAACCTATTCTTTCTCCACAAATTAAACTCTACACTGTCTCGTTTGGTTCCCAAATTCCAGTTATTCCAATACTTGGGAACGTATGCCATGTTTTCCTGTTATAAATGAACTGAAATTTTTTCATTTTTTCTTTCGCATATTTCGTTTCATAGCAAGTACATTTTTTAGTTTATCTTTTGCCGATATCTGGGGAGGAGCCACTGAAGATGGTGGTGGCGATGGTTGAACAGGAGGTTGAGGTGGACCATTTTTCTTTAATATGGCCTCTCGTGCCAGAGAAACAATGTGCTCAGGATGATCTGGCCTCTTGGGATTTTTTGTCCTATCGGAATCACAGGCCTTTAAAATCTCTTCATACTCGAGTTCATTATCTACATAGATTTTCAGATTGGTTTTATCCACTTCTAAATTTTCCATTCGTATGGCTCTTACACATGACACTTTTCCCATTTCTTTTTCTCCAACATGTTGGGCTACAATTCCCATCAAATGCCAACGGAGGTAGTCATATGAACGTTGTTCGACAAAAAGAATAGCATCATCAGGAAAGGGCAACTCACATGCACGTTTCAAAAACATGAAAGCGGTTTGCCAGTTAAATGTATTCTTGTAATAATGAACAAGAGATATAAGAGGTTCTATGCGCGGTTTCTTGTATATTTTAGCAGAGAAATCAAAAGCCTTGATAAACCAATGAGATGTCTCTTCCCAATCATGTCCCATTTCCCATGAAAGAGTTCCAAGACGGTAGAATGCCTGAAAAATTTCTTCACGAAATCCAGCCTCTTTGGTTCTCAGTTTATAATATTTATAAGCATCATCTCGATGATGTAGACATCCACATGTTTGTCCCAGATAAAATAATGTTCTTGGTTCGTGAGGATCTCGTTGCCATTCATTATAGAGAAGTACCTTATCCCTTGAAAATCTCTTGAATGACTTGTCGTCATCCTTGGTTCGGTCTTGGAAAATAACAATATCAGGTACTTTCCCCAGATTTTTGTCTCTATCCGGACATGTAATATGCTCATGAACGACCCCTTTGTATCTCCATTGATTTTTTGTTTTTATCAACCGAATATTAAAGTAAGTCTCGAGACTTGCTCCAGTCCACCAATTTTGTGTGACTGAAAATGCCGTGGCAGTTTCGGTATAAGAATTCACAAACTTTCTAAGCAGATGTCCGTCTCGAAGTTCATCATTACAATCCAACAGAACCATGTAATCAGCTTTATCATCGGCATAATCCAACAGGACGTTTCGAGATGTGGAAAAATCTACAAATGGGGCTTCCAAGAGATGAAGAGTAATGTTATGTTTGGTACAGTATTCCCGAGTAATTTCGATTGTCTTGTCTTGGCTTCCCGTATCCAAGATGACGAATGAATCAACGATACCGAGAACACTATCATATGAAACTGTGATGCGTTTTTCCTCGTTCTTAACCATCATCACCAGCGCCAGTGATGGTTTGGGCATGACTGGTAATTTAGGGGCTTCCATTCTTGGTATTGGAAATAAATATTTAACTATGATTAGTCTTATTCGTTTAAAAAATTAAATAAAAGGTCTGGATGGGAAGACAATGCCGACATTGTTAAACTCTGAAACTGGACGACCATGGGTTCAGGAACATCTAAACAATGAATGATACCACTTGAAGCATCAAAATGAGTTGTATATATAACGTCAGGAAATCCGGCCAAGCTATATCGTAACACGAGAATGATATTTTCGACACGGGAGTAAGAGTCATTAAAGAATTGTTTTACCCTCTCCACTCGGATATATTCCAACTGTGATTTTCCAGCCAATTCAATCTGAGGAATAGACCTGAGAGCAAAAGCATGTGATGGTTTGGATTTCCAATGTGAAGCTACGACTGTTCGATTCATTGTTTAAAAAATGAATTCATTCTTTAACGAGATATATCCGACAACCAAATGTCTGAAATAAAAAAGTCATCAGAGGCCATAGGGTCTCAATCAAATGTCGTCTACCCATTTCTTGTCAAGTGTAGCACACATATGCCAGATGAATTCTGGAAATCCATAGTGATGAATCTGGCTCTAGGGAAGTACCCTAAATGTATTTACTTTTCCAACTATACGATATTTTCAACGACTAAAAAGGTTCAGGTATCTTACTCTATACCACTCAATCGGCCAGAAAAAGAAGTAGCGCGCGAGATATATTCATTTCTTCTTGAGAACACTTCCCTATCTTCATTGGATGATAACAATAAAAAGAAGGAAATGATTGCCCTAAGGAAAAAAAATATCATCATGTCAGAGAAATGGTCAATGATTAAAAAGAAAAATGTCAAGGAACTCATTATGATTAATTATGTTCTTAGAGAAAAAAAGGAAAGGAAATTGTCGTGGGATAAAGCCTTTGAACTACTTGGATTAATTAAGTTGGGGTTTATCTACCGTCTTCAGGCTTCAAAAGACGTTGAATATTCTAATGGGGAAATACAATCTATAAAGGGAATTGTGTTTAATACCCAACTGGGATGTTTTGAAAATCATAAGCTAAAAAAGAGGGGAATTGTTGTTGAAGCAAGCAATGAAATAGATGAGGAAAAAACAGATGAAGATGGAAGAAAATTTCTCTCAGACCAATGGGAAAGATATGTGGCACTTCGTCTCAGAATGATACGATGAATATTTTCTTTTAACTTTAAAGAAAATGTATTGATAATAATAAAGAATGTCCCAGTTAGAGCAAAATGTCTCGGAAGAAGATAAGGATACATGGACTGATATTGTTATAGAGGATATTAAATACTATCTTACCCGATGTTCTGAGCATGATACTGCTACTCAAATAACAGAATTTTGTTCGGGGTCATTACCCGTTATATCCATTGGAGAATATGTAGATAGAATTTCTCGATATTCTGACATGTCATTAGAGGCATTGTGTTATTCACTTGTGTATATGATATTATACTGTCATAATACACAATCAATATTAACTCAAACCAATGTACATCGTTTGTTTCTGGTTGGATGTGTTGTAGCTTCTAAATATATTGATGACCGTTCGTTGAAAAATAAATACATGGCCACTATTGGGGGGATACCTACCCCAGAATTAAATGAATTAGAGATAATATTCCTTCAAGACATTGAGTTTGATTTAAGTGTCTCGGCGTTTCAATATGCGTACATCTTGGCATTAATTCACCAGAGAAGACTTTGAGTATTTATTTTTCATAATGAAAAATAAATAGAGAATATTTAGGCAGTAGCAGGGGTAGGGACAACAACAACTGGTTCCTTGAGGTAATGCGGTTGGATCCACTTTTGAAGACGGAAATAGTTCAGGACAAGAGGACCTTGAATGATAATCTTCTCTCCAGTAACTGGGTCACGTTTCTTTGTCTTGATCGGGCCAATCTTGATATTATTCGGGTCATATTTAAGCAACTTTTGGAGCGGAAGATCTGGGAGAATATCAGATTTATACGTTGGCTTCTGTAGATTTTTATCCTTGACATATTTAGACAGGAATTTAGTGACCTCGTTACGAGAATGCATCGAGCCTACCTCCCAACCAGTAAATGTATATAGATCATCAGACAGACGATACATTTTATTAAACCCAGCCTTCGGGTCGTTCTTACGAGGAACACCAGTCTTAATCTTGAGAATTCGGAAAGTGTCAGCCTTCAGCTTCTTAAACATCTTACCAAGACCACGCAGTCCCTTGATGCCCGTAATCACCTTCTTCTTCTTGAGTTCCTTTTGAGCACGAATCGTCTCAATCTCGGACTCCAACTTTGCTTCCAGTTGCTTAAACATCTCTTGAATATCCTTCTTCTTTACTACACGCTTCTTGCGCTTTACCTTTTCCTCCGTTGGTGCCTCGACTGCCTTGGCAGGAGTCTCAACCTTTGGAGCTACAACCACCTTTGGCTTCTCAACCTTTGCCACCTTGACTGGCTTCTCAACGACAACAGGTGCCTCGACCTCAACTTTCTTTGCTACTTTCTTTGCCGGCATTTTATTTGTTGTTTAGTCTTGTTCTTATCTATAAAAATAGGGCTTTAAACCTGTTATAAAAAAGTAAAATTCAAGGAACATTCCCTGACGGAAATGTCGTAAAAATAAATTAGGGAAAAAGAGATTTAAAAATAGGGCATTTTGTAATGTATATATTTAATGGTAAATATATACATTTTTAATTTAATACGCCTTCCAATCCTTGCTATTTGTATCTATATATTCAACATCCTCTTTCCCTTTATATTTAGGGTCAGATATCTTCTTTTTAGTGGAACATAAAAATGGAATCTCATCTACCGAGGAGAACAAGTGTATTTTTGGTGCGATTGGATTATGTATTACTTTGTATATAAGTTTCCCTTGTTCTATTGGGGTTTTCGCCAACCTTGCTCCCACTAAATCAAAGTACATCGTTTCGTTCTCATTCATTACAGAGAAATGAGTTATAGGGGCATCTTCCATACCGCTCCAGTCAGAATCATCAATCTCATTATCCCCATCAACATCTCCAGAATGTCCTACCGAGACTATTTTCCATTTTTCATTTGGAAGTAAATCTCGAGCCAATTCGAAAGCAATCAATGGATTAAAATAATAGCATCCTCCTTCGACGACATATGAATTGATATCGTTTTTCCAGCAACGTCTGTGAGGAGCGTGTTCAACAATCGTTCGCAACATACGATAGTATAAATTCGTTTTGTCGGCATTCTGTAGCACGTAGTTCATTTCTTTTTCAAGTGTTTCTTTGAGGTTAGGCTCTTCATTGCATGGAATTACATTTTCAATATTAATCTCTTGTTCCAATTTTGGTACATCAACCAGTTTAGGGGCATTTACCTTCTCTTGTTTAGCCAGATTTTTTCGACGTTCCTGTGTATGTGGTATAGCCATTATCGGTATATCCACTCCAGATTTAGTTCCAATCCGGTCGCTTTGCTCCCTTTCCCTCGTATTCACTCGGTATGCTTCGTCGATAAATAACTGCGGGAGAATATTTCTGTTCTTTAAGTCTTTTAAAAATTGGTCGTCTTTCCGAACCAAATAATTCCAATAAGCAGTTCGTCCCCAGGCATGATTATATGCCCATATTTGTGACTTGGGATTTGGAGTTGTCAGCAAGCCTAGGTCAGAAGCATTACGGTCAATATTGATTGCTAACTTTCCCAATTCAATGTATTTGGGTGTTTCTAATAGGGCTTGAACCTTGTCCCAGTTTTTCACAAAGTCATAATTGGGTGGGAAGGTCATGTCTTTCCATTTTTTACTCACATCTTTTAGTTTCTGTATCCCCTCATTTTTCTTCTTCTCTTCTTCCTCTTCACGCTTTCTACGTCTTTCTTGTCTTTCTTTTCTTTCTCTGATTTCTTCCTCCGTCTCTTCATCTTCCATAGTATCATTCTGGTCAAAGTGTGTGTTCTTCCAGTCATAATCGTCTGGAATTTTTTGTTTCGATAGAAACATTGTTCTCGTGATAGGAAAGGGACGAAGATGCCCGTCTTTTTCTTTCATAATATATGTATTGTAAGTGTCAATAATCCTATTAACTTTAACCGGATGTCCTTGGATATCAATCACTCGTCCATCATCTGTTCTCTTGATGTTTTTTTGAAACTCCTTATCATCGATACAGATTGCTGTATACTTTTCGTCTAGGAAGATAAACACTCGTGTCGTTCGTGATATAACAGTTCCACATGTATCGGTCATTTAATTAAACAACTTAATTAAATTTTTTTTCATTTCAACCCATATCTTGGTCTCCATCTCCATCCATCTGTAATGTATGTATTTGACTTCCCAACTCTTCAGTCTCGTCAAAGTCCACGTAATCTTCCTGACTAAATTGGATTTTCGTCCAGTCATACTCCTCGGCAATTTTGTATTTATTAACAAACACTTTTCTTGGGATTGGAGAGACAGCGAGACGGCCATTTCGGTTTTTTTGTACGACAAATGTATTGTATTTACTGGGAACAATGACTACTGATTCTTCTTTTATATCCAGAGTTATTTTCCCGTTTTTTTTCCTGATATGTCTTTGAAAATCCTTATCATTGATACAGATGGCTGTATAAGGAGTCTCATCTGTGAAAATAAACACTCGTGTATCGGATGCCACGAACGACTCACAAGACTTGGCCATTTAATTATACACCTTTTAAAAATTAATTTTTTTGGGTATACTTTAAACATTCATTTTAGAGAAGCACTTGATGAGGTCGTCCTCTGAAAGGTCTTCTGGAATCTTGCCATCGTCAGCCATAATATCAAACAGAAATTGCTTCACAACAGGAAACAGTTCATTCCACCCGTATTTCTTGAGAGCCAAGTCTAGTTTAGTTTTAATCATGTAAATAATCCACTTGTCAAAATCCGTTTTAGGGATAGGGGGATTGGCCGTAAGGTCAGAGTTCGTTTCAAGAGGAGCCGACTTTGAACGCGTATAATGCGAGTGATCCATTTTGGTTTATAGCTATGTTTATACCTATAAATCATTTTTTATTTTCCAGTAGAACCAAACCCACCACTTCCTCTCGATGTATCTGATAATTCCGAGACAACCACGACGTCAGGAGTAGAGATTTTTTCCAGAATCAATTGAGCGATTCTGTCTCCTTTCTTTCCCACAAAATCATTATCTGAATTATTCACCAAGAGAACAAACAATGGCCCCCTGTATGAGGAGTCTATCACTCCGGCTGATACATCAATACCGAATTTAGAAGCCAAACCTGACCGAGAAGCCACACGCCCATTATGTCCTTCGTGAATCTCGACAGCAATATCAGTTGAAATCAACTTTCGTGTCCAACAAGGGATAATAAAATCCTCTGCCGAGTACAAGTCATATCCTGAAGCTCCACTCTCTGCTCGCTTCGGAACAGTGGCTTTGTCTGAGAGCAATTTAACCAAGAATTTTCGTTCCATTATTAAATGAAATTATTTTTTTATTGAGATGTATTAAATGGGTGTCAGTTCCGTCGGTTGTTCTTGTGGAAGAGGCAGTCCTTTATTTATTTGTGGGGTGAGTATGTTTATAATCATTTTTATTCTGGTCATTTTATCGGTCAAGAATGAGTTTTTTGATTACCCAGCTCGAACATTTGGAACAGAACTTAAAAACAATCCTCGAGTGTTAGCCCAGTCAAAAGAGCTAAGAACAATTCCGAACACAGGTGAGGTACCAAAGCAATATATACCATACATGACCGAATCGGAAAGGGAACAAATGGAGAGACTTCGTCGAGAGAATCCTCCTGTGGTAGAACAATTTGATTACACAGACAAGGATGGAACTCCCAAGGTCATGTACAAGAGCTTCGGAACTCTCTTGAAAAAACACAAGGAAATTGATGAGTTTTCCAAGAAATTTAAAACAGTCAAGATGAGGGGGTCTAACTTTTCTATTCCTTCAACATTTGACGGTCCAACTGTGTGGAAAGATTATCTCTCACCTGTTCTAGACCAAGGAAATTGTGGGTCATGTTGGGCTCACGCTTCAGGCTCTGTTTTAGCAGATAGATTTTCCATTCTTTCTCTGGGGCAAATTCGTTTTGTTCCGGCACCTGCTGAGCTTGTTGTCTGTTCAAAAGAATGGGAAGATCGAGATATCAAAACCGTGTGGGGAAATGTGGAAGAGATGAAAAAGATGGATGATTATCTACACTCTGATAGGGCATGTAATGGTAGTTCCTTGTTTGATGCTGCCCAGATTATCTATCAAGATGGAATGACGGATCAGAAATGCTTTCCAAATAAATTTAATGGAGACCCCAATTCTATTCCTGTTCCTAAAGGAGTTCCTGCCTCTACTGTTTCTTCTCTTCCAAAATACGATATTCCACAGGTGGATGACCCCAAAAAAATTCCATACTGTTATGAATTAACAGGAATGCAATTCGATACATGTGTAGATCAGAGAACACCAATGAGAAAATATCGAGCACAAACCACATATAATATTGATTCTGTAGAAGAGGCCATTATGCAGGAAATCTATCACTGGGGGCCTGTTGTGTCGGGATTTTATGTGAAGCCAGATTTTATGTATGGATATGATGGGAAAACAATCTACACACATCCAAAGAAAGAAGGAGAAGATTTGGGAGGACATGCCATTTCCATTGTTGGATGGGGTGAAGAAATGCAAGATGGAGAGTTGGTCAAGTTCTGGTGGATTCGAAACTCATGGGGGTCAGACTGGGGATATAATGGATTTTTCAAGTTCAAACGAGGAATGAAAGACTGTGGAATGGAAGATAACGCCATGGCGTTTATCCCTGACTTCATTGGTCTTCCTGTCATTGATACTTCTATTATTCCTATTCAAACTCAGGCTGAAATTGATGCTCAAAATTTCTCTGAACATATCTTGGATGTAAAGAGCGGGTATTATCTTTCAGCCTTGGCCAAGGTAAAAGATTGTAAATTGTATGGGGATGCATATGAGTATATTTCGTCATCATTCCAACTCCCCGACTATACCAAGTTTATTGCCGGACAAGTATCAAACTTCCAAACCAATGAAGTCAGTCATCCCAAAGTGGTTCAAAGCGACTGCCGTAATATCAACAAGATTTCAGAGGCTCCTATTATCAATACTCCAGCATCCAAACAAAAGAGTTCTATACTCTCTTGGGTACTTACATTGTTAATTCTTCTTATCATTGGGGCAATCTGTTATTCCGTTTATCGGTACAACAAAGTTTAAATTATTTTATTTTGTTTACCAATAATAAAATGGACTATAAAACTATTGGTGTGATTGCTACGGTGGTGATGGTATTATTTGTCATTATGATTTATTGGATGAGGAAAAAGACAGTCATTATTGTTGTTCCATCAGGTGGAGCTGTCCTTCCTCAGGGAACAATCCTTCCACAAGGAGCAGTTCTTCCTCAGGGAACAGTTCTTCCTGCCGGAACTGTAATTCCGTCAGGTGGAGCCGTTCTTCCTCAGGGAACTGTTCTTCCAGATGGAGCATTAATTCCATCATTTCTTCCAAATGAAGATAGCTTTGACGGACAAGTCATGCCTTCTAATCAGTCTTCACCATATGGATGTATGTGTAAAAACGGAACTGCTCCGCTACCATGTGGTAAAGATGCTTCAGGTCGTAATATTCCAGTCATTTGTACCGGAACAGAGCCAATATGTGCAAATAGTTCCCCAGTTAAATGTGCGGATGGTTCCACTGCCACTGTTTTTTTCGCTCCCCGTCGTAGGTAAATACAAACAATATTATTATCGTGTGATAATAATACTCATGCGCTCAATCACTCGGTCTCGTATTCACTCGGTCTCGTATTCACTCGTCTTCTTCAACCTCCTCAACCTCTTCCTCCTCTTCGACTTCCTCTACAACCACGGGAGCCTTTTTTGGAACAACCTTCTTTTCTTCAGGCTTCGCTTCTACCTTGGGAACAACCTTCTTTTCTTCAGGCTTCGCTTCTACCTTGGGAACAACCTTCTTTTCTTCAGGCTTCGCTTCTACCTTGGGAACAACCTTCTTTTCTTCAGGCTTCGCTTCATCGATATTCTTGATAGTCGATGGTGGAACAAACCCATATCCTTGCTTCTTACAAAGTTCAATATCTTGAAGAGACAATTCAGATACAGTTCCATCCTCCAATTGTTTTCCATATACTTCCCTCGTTTCTTGGCTAAACAATAGATGTGATTCCAAGTCTTCGAATCGGTTATACTTGTTTTTACAAAGGTTTTTTGTGGTGGTAACCTTGCTGTTAAGAGACTTGATAACATCAGTGGCTTCATCTACCTTGCTGACAATGGTTGTTTGTTTCATCTCAGTTTTCTTGGCCTTTGCCGGAGCCTTTTCTGTCTTTCCAGTCTTGGGAGCATGTTTCTTGCAATATTCCATTCCATCTACCACCTTGGACGGACAATTTTGTCCCTTGTTTTTTCCCTTGCCGAATTTATAAGCACATTGTGGAGCATCAGCATTGGACGTCTTTCGAGGAGTAGATGCTTTCTTCTTTTCGGTCTTTTCCGTCTTTTTGACCTTCAACTCCTCTGAAACCTCGCTATTCCATAAAGCCAATACCTCGTTCTTATCTACCTTGAACTTGTCGGCTACTTTCTGGGAAAAATCATCAACAGTTTGGGATACAGTTTGAGAGAGATTTTTGAGCAGAGAATTCATTTTGGTTCTTATTTTATCTTGTTTGTTTTTAACTTGTTTTATTTGTCTCCAATAGCTCTTTAAAAAATCATTTTTAAAGAGGTAAATTTAAAGATAATATGATGACGTCAGAACAACTAATATTCAAAGCAAATAATGGGGATGTTTCCTCTCAAAAATCTCTCTGTAAGATATACTTTTTCAACATGAAGCGGTATAAAAACACAGTCTTTGAGCACCGTTTTAAGTACCTATATTCATACTGGAAGAAACGCTATGTTCGGTCTCATTTATTTTCTTCTTAATACAGTTGGCAAACTTCTTTGGACTGCTCTTTATATGCCTGATCTCTTTAAACTTGTCAACAACATATAATGATCTAAGTCGGACTTATGTATCTTTTTTTACCCAACACACAAATAAGTTGTGTGTTTCCAAAATGGGTCCAGTCCCTTTTATAATTTATAATATAAGTGGAGGAGGGGTATAAGATACATGATCTTTTGTTGTCCCCTCCCTGCCTCTTAAATGTTTATTGCATACAGTAATAAACATTTCAATTCTTTTCCTTTTCAGTAGCTTCATAAGCCTTGTAAGAGGGAATGAAAATAATTTGTTGGGTATCTTTAAACCTCACGGTCTGTAGGCTATTTTGAAATTCATTATCATCCAAGACACCACCATATACTTTTCGTAATCTCCAGTCGGGTGCAGGAATGATTGGTGTTTTTGGATAGCAGGAAAAGAGGGAATGATATAGCTTTAAAATCAAATGAGGAGTCTGAATATAGAGATGTTTTTGACTGGTATTTTGCAAGATAGAATACATACAATTGAATGAGCATACAATATCATTCCCATGAAAAATCATGGTGGAATTTTTTGTCTCACATTTCATCGGGACAATCAGTGGTCTTGATGTAAAGATTCTATGACATCCAAAACAAGGAATGGCAGTAGTTTCCGGTAAAGGTTTAACGACTCCATTTGTAAACAATGGAACCATGTACATATTTGTTGTGAGTTTTTTGTCTTGAAATACCGTCTGAATAGGTTTCTGTTTAAAGTCAGAGATACCCAACGTCTCAATAACTGTTGTTTTAATATCACTGGTTTCATTGTCCTCAAACTTGGACAATTCATCCATGTTGTATTTTTTATCGTTTGTAGTCATGTCAATGTTGCGTAATGTAAAAAATAAATTATCATTGGGTGGTATAGGGGTAATAATCCCCGTCAATGCATTGGGTTTTTCAACAGGTTTCTCCTTGATTTTCTTCTTCTTTACAACCTTTTTCTTTACGACCTTCTTCTTCCCTGATGGCACAACATCTTGTTCCGTACTGACCTCTTTCTTCTCGGCTGTTTTCTTTCCAAAGAAGGAACTCATGGTTGTTTATTCTTTATATAGTTCTTGTTATAAATTTCAATTTTTCTTTAAAGGGTATCTAAATCTTTATTTTCTCCATTTAATATGTGGGTGAATGTATACCGACCAACAATACAGAGAAATAGAAGAACTACTTACCTCTAGTTTTTCTATATACGACCAATATATATCGGATAAAAATAAATCAGATACGAACGGGCACGAAACAAATAATACTAAAAAACACACTACAAGGTCTTGTGATGTACTTAAATTGGATGAGAAGATTAAAACAATTCTACGCTCATCATTCTCTGCCAACAAACAGAAATTAAATGCCTCTAAACAACGGCTAAAGGATATTCTTGCTATTTGTTCTTCGGAAGATGAAATACTAAACGAAAGACAGAGGCTGGAATTAGAGATAAAACAGTTGGAACAAACAAAGAATACATCCAACCTCCAAGAATATATTTATCTTTCCAGTAAGATTGTAGACGAGTTTCAGGAGCATTTAAAGAAGCCAAAAAAGGTATCGTTCTTTTCTGTACCACATGCCACTGTTCATGAAGATAAACTCTCTAAACTTACCGAGGATTTTTTAGAGATTGCCAAGAAATATATTCCCGTACAGACCTATCACTCTGAAATTCAAAACAAAAATATATGCGAGTTGTGTGGGAACTCGACCGAGTTTAGCAACATTGACAATATACAAATATGCGAGACATGTGGAGCAGAGAAACTCAAGTACTCTACTCAGACAAACTACAAGGACGTGGAGCGTATCAATCTAAGTCCCAAATATAAATATAAAAAGAGTGTTCACTTTCGTGATACAGTCAACCAGTATCAGGGGAAACAAAACAAAAAGATAAATCAAAAGGTATATGATGACCTCGAGACAGAATTCTATAAACATAATCTAATAGAAGCTCGAGGAACCAAGACCTTTCATGAGCAACATAAAAAGATCACCAAGGAACACGTCTATACATTTCTATCAGAAACTGGACACAATAAATACTACGAGGATATTAATCTTATTTATAGATATTTTACAGGTAATCCTTGCCCAGACATTTCTCATTTAGAAAATGAACTCTTCTCAGACTTTGACAAGGTAGCTGGTGTATACAAGACTCTAACAGATATCGACCGAACAAACTTTTTAAACGGACAATATGTCTTGTATCAACTACTCCGAAGAAGAGGAGTAAGTGTTCGTGAAAGTGATTTTGATATCTTGAAAACACGGGAACGCCTATCTGAACATGATGATATCTGGATGAGGATATGTGTTGTCCTAGAATGGACATTCCGACCGACTATATAAGAGATTTTACTGATATATAATGGATAGAAAAGTATACTAATTATATGGAATACTTTTTCCCGTCAATAGTCAATACCATTTTCTTGTAAAATGGGCGGGGGCACATGTTACTAATTCCAACAATCTCTTGTAAGTCTGCGTGCCTCTTGTCGTGTTCCGTGAAATATTGTGGAGCCACCAGTGAATCTGGATCTACATTTCCGTATGCCGATTCACAGTTCTTTATAATGGTGATTGGGTCTTCCGTCTTTTTTCCTAAATCAGTTCCAAGGGCATAAATGTTCTGGAAAATTGACACCATGTCAGCGAGCTTGTGATCGAAATAAATCATATGTCCATCTTTGTCTAGCTGTATTTTTTAAAAGTTTTAAATAGCTCGGTCTTGTCTGAGATATTAGGATCTGAAAGAATACAATGTTCCAGAGAATAAAATGGCTGTATGGAACTCGAAAGAATAAGTTTTTGATCCTTTTTCTTATTCCATTTCAAAAGTTGTTCTTTTGCTTTCAAGGAAATATACGGACATAAGAGAAACACATCTCGAGAATACTCTGGTTGTATATCATCTAATGTATGGAATAATTGAGACCCACTATAAGAGGCATCATCACAATATACGTAGAGGATGTTTTTATGTTCATGTATCATAAAGTCTTTTATAATTTTAGAAATCAAATCTTCCTTGTGTATCTCCATTAAAAATTTATATACCAACATGGCTACCCAAAACGAAGATTTCCTCATGTCTGTTCCTGTAACTAAATATACTTGGTCATATTGTTTTGAGATGAGTTGCAAGTCTGCCACCATTGACTTGATGGTATTGTAAAATTCTGTAAAGGAAATGTGTCGTGTATTTTTTTTAATAATCAGAGCAATGTCTTTATATTGTTCTGATTGCCGGTCAACCCATGCTTGGAAATTCAACTCATTGATTCCATACGTTTGTTCAGGGACAATCGTGTTCTGTAAACATAGTTTCTTAAAGACATCGGAACTTATTACATTTGCTCCTGCTTGTAATAATACTTTTACGACTTCCACATGTCCATTTTCTGAAGCCCAACGCAAAGCTTCATCTTCTTTGGCGTGAACATTTGCCCCTGCTTTTAATAATACTTTTATGGTTTCTGTATGTCCCTTGTCTGAAGCCAAACGCAAAGAGTGATCATCATTGGCATGAACATTTGCCCCTGCTTTTAATAATACTTTTACGACTTCTACTTGTCCGTATTGAGAAGCCAAACACAAAGCTTCATCTTCTTTGTTGTTAACATTTGCCCCTGCTTGTAATAATACTTTTACGACTTCTATATTTCCCTTTTGAGAAGCTATTTTTAAAGATGAATCTTCGTTGGTATGAACATCTGCCCCTGCTTGTAACAATACCATTACGACTTCTGTGTGTCCCTTTTGAGAAGCCAAACGTAAAGATACATCTTTGTTTGTATGAACATCTGCCCCTGCTTGAATCAATTCTTTGACAACTTCCACATGTCCATTTAAAGAAGCCCAACGCAAAGCTTCATCTTCATTGACGTGAACATCTGCCCCTGCTTGTATCAATTCTTTGACAACTTTTACATTCCCATTTTGAGATGCAGTTATTAACTCACTCATCTTAATACTGCTCAAGATTATTTATTTTCCTTTCTATGTAGAAAGAAAAAATAGAACGTATACGAAGAGGGTGAGTGGTAGTATTAAAACTCCTTTTTTGATTCAATGTAGTACATTAATTCGTTTACAAATATTCTCTTGTTGGAATCTGCCTTTTTGATTTCCTTGAGGGCCGCCACCAGTGTATCCAACTCGACTTCTTCCTCCTCAATCAAGTCCTTTTTCTTTTTTTCTTCCCTTTCTTTTTCTTCTGGAGAACGCAAATCTTCCTTTTCTTCCTTCTTCTCTTCGATAGGATGCAAGTCCTTTGGAATTCCCATGATACTGTCGATAATAGCTTCTTCCGTGTCCGAGTCCATTCCGCTATCGCTATCGCTATCTGAATCATTGCTGTTTATACAGTCTAAATAAATTTTACTGGCCTTTTTCCGTATAATTGGATAGATCATTTCAAATATTTTATTACAGCCAGTGTCCCGATAAACCTTGTTATCCATTCCACGGAATTTAAACTCTTTCTTGTCTCGGTTCGACATAAAATACGCTATGGCTCCGCTTGGATCTCGAAGTATATGACAATACACGAGTTGCGCCATTCCTTTCTGACCCAGTAGAAACAATTCCTCTGTGTATTTGGCTTCTACCACAGATTTAATTCGTTTTGTAGTTAGATCCAACAATGGAAGTGGAGGGGGAGGAATAGCATTGCTCTTTTCTAATACCTCGACGCGACGTTCCAACTCGTCTATCTTCTTCTTGTACTCTTCACAGTGGCAGGACATTTTGATATCTTATTAGATATCAAAGTTCTTCTCTATAAATCAATTTTTAATTACCTGAAATAACGGAGGATTCACTCAGGTCGCCTTCGGCTCGACTTCGTATTCACTCAGTAAATCGAATAGGTTTTTCCGAAAGTCCTAAATAGTAGTTCAACGTCGTCGGTATACGAAGGAGGTAATGAACCAGAATTGCTATCAACATCCACACACAAAAATGCCCGAGTAATAGTACGGGTAGAGGAGTCAATGAATGAGTGTAGTATCTATATATGAATGTGCTTATTACTGCTAGCAGGACTGTTCCAAGAATATCCAGTATGGCAAAGTTCAACACACGAGGATCATGTATAGACATTAATACATACCAAGATTAAAAAATTTCCAATGTATCTTGTTCATTCATTTTCTTTTCAAATGCCAAGGCCACGGGAGAGCAAAAAATCTTCTGAGGGCAGAATGAACTCAACATTAATCCCTGAAGGGTTTTTACTCTCGATAACGCCACATATGCCATGTTAGGAGCAAAGATGCTTGGGCCTAAATCCATAATTCCGTAATCTAAGCTACAGCCCTGACTTTTGTGTATAGACAGACACCACGCTAATATTAATGGAACTTGATAACGAAGACCCTTGACACGTCCATCATCCGTTTCATATTCATTAAATGGTATCTTGACCGTCATTCCATCACGAAACAATACTTGAACTCCATCATCATCGCATTGTTTTACTACACCTCTCGACCCGTTCACCAGATTCAATTCGGTAGACAAGTTAACCGTCAGCATCACTTGTGCCCCCACTTTCATCAACACTGTTTGTGGGATACTTCCATCTAAAAATTGTGTATAAAATTTCTTGTCAAATTCAGACAACTTTTCCTTGTCCTTTTTTGGTTTGAGAACATCAATACACCGATATACTTTTACAGGGGTGGAAAGCCGTTGTAGTTCTTTATTGTTTTGAAACTCTACATCCTTTTTCAATGAGAACAACATGGTCGGTTTAATCTCTTCCTCTTTATCAGACTTGTTATACTCATTATACGCCTCTACTCTTGATTGGAGTAATTTAATATCACTGGGTAAAAGTTCTCCCAATCGAATACGAGTCAACATATAAAAATGGTCCATATCAGGGAAACGATATGGACGAAATAATACCACAGACTTTAGCTTTAATTCATCCCATACTTCTGACTCAAAAGCATAGGCGTCATTGATAGGAGGAAGTTGAAGAAAATCTCCGGTAAAAATAACCTGAAGACCACCGAAAGGACGTGAATTCCCTCTTAAAATTCTACCTACCTCACTAATGATTTCAAATGTCTTTTGCCCCAACATACTTACCTCATCAATCAACAACAGATTACACTCTCTCCATCGTTCTAAACAGTCTTTGTTTTTTGTTTTAATTTTCTTTACAATAAGTTCAACAGGGTCTGTTCCCAATCGAATTCCAGACCAAGAATGTATGGTTGTTCCTCCAACTGACACTGCCGATACTCCTGTCGTTGAAACAATACTAACTTTCCACCCCATCTTTTCCTCGGCATACCATTTAATATCTTTTAATAGATAACTCTTTCCAGTTCCTGCTTGTCCTGAGAGAAAAATGTTTCGTCTCTTGACAAAGATATCACTCTTTAATTGCTCTGTAAAGTTTTCATTCACATGAGATTGTATTTGTTCTGGTATGGGTGTCTTTATATTGTTCTTTACGTCGATAATTTCCACCAAGGGTTTTCCAGGCATGTTTTCTTTTATGATTCTTTCCTTGTTAATTTCATTTTTCTTACAGGCTCTAGAAACACTTTATCGAAAATAGGCATGACATATTCAGGGGTAAAGGTTCTAATTTCCCAAAATTTAGGATTGCCTTTTTCTTTCACTCTCTTGTTCTCGTAAAAATTGGAAAGGATATTACTGATACTGGGGACACTTATCTCCCAATATAACATCACCTTGTCTCCCAAGTGGGTCAAGTGTTGCTTATGCCATTCCCCTCCACTCCATGTAATTACTGGCTTGTTAAAGTAGGAAAACTCTAAAACCGATAGCCCGAAGGACTCTCCGAAATAACAGGCATGAATCATTGCATCACATGTCTGAATAAATCTCTGCTTAATCTGAGGGTCTGAGAATGAATCAATAAACTTAATTTGATTGTTATAATCTGCCGGATCAATGCCTTTAAAGACTGTGGGGCGAACAGCAAATAAAAAGAATATGTTTTTATTCTCCTTTATAACCCGTAAGATGGCATCTTTTGCCAATGGAATATTAAATGTATCTGCTCCTCCGTGTCTCCCAAATACAAGGGCGTCATCAGGGATGTTGAGTTGTTTTCTGAAATTTTTCCCTCTTGGATTGGCTTCTGTTGGATATTCTTCTGTTGGGGTGTTGAACGTAACAATATGAGGAACATATGGATACTTACCTTTTGTTACACTCTCTGATACACCGGCATACACCAATCCATGTGGATCATCTGCCTTGAATACACAATGAACAACCATGGGAATAGAATTGACTACAAAGTCATCCTTGTTTCCATACTTCATATAATGAATGACATCACCATGAAGCAACATACACAACTCTTCCAGATCGGCAAAAGATTTATAAAAGACTACTTGAAATCGTGCCTGAAATTTATCAAGAACATGTGGTACGGCATACGAGAGAGTTTCCTTGGGAGTAATGATGATGGATTTGTTTTTTAATATCGTCTCGTTGTAATGAGCGTAATCATACGTGGCAGTTTCAGTTCCCCTAAAAGAGAATGTCGTGATGTGGAACAAGACAATCATTGTATAGAGAAGGGAGAAGTTTAAATAGGAATTTTCCATATATATTATATGGAAAACTTAATGGGTATCGGGTCACTCACATACGTTCGAGTCCTCACAGTCGTTCGGTCTTTTTTAGATACATGTTGGCGAGAATAATACGCGGATGATTTTGTATTTGAATTGTGAAGTCAGTATGTCGTGTTCGTTTACTCTCTCTTTCAATTGTTTCCAGTAATATATTTCTAACTGCATGAAAATGGTCTTTTAAATCCTGAGGAAATTTATGTCCATGTAATAGATAATGTCTTGATAAGATTACAAATAACCCCGAGTATCTTACTTGTGAAAAACATACAGACAGTCTAGATTGAATATACGCCAAGGATGAAACAATAATTGGTCTCAGTGAATTGATATCTTGGATTTTCCATAATATCCCGCAGTTGGGGATATCCTTGGCTAAAATCCTCACACCCATCACACCCATTACATCATGTCTTAAGAATAACTTCAGTTCTTCGAGACATTTATTGAACTGAATTTTGTACTTGTACTGATATATTTTCTCTTGAAACTCTGGATTTTCCTTCATCTGGTCTCTCAGAAATTTGTCGAGCGGATACTCTAATTCTCTTTTGAATTGATGAACAAGTTTACCATACGACCCTGTCTCTCGTATGATGACATTCAGAATCTCAATGTTCTGGAACTCACTATCGAGTTCCTTCATTTCATTATTCAAAGGAGTTAGAAAAGACATTTATGGATATTAAATTCTTCTATATAAAATCATTTTTAAAAATCTTGGGTGTATTATATGAAGCAGTTTGTATTGTACAAGTCGTCTAATTCAAATAAAAAGTATGACGTGTATGTCCCACGAGGAGACCGGTTAAAAAAGGTGTCGTTTGGAGCCAAAGGGTATTCAGACTATACAATTCATAAAGACAAAGACCGCAGGGAACGATATCGAGCACGACATCAAAATGATAGAATAACTGATCCGTATTCTGCTGGCTTCTGGGCTTGGTGGGTATTATGGAACAAAGTCTCTCTGAAATCAAGTTTTCAGGATGCTGTAAAGAGAGCCAAGAAATTAATCTAAGAAAGTTTTAAAACTAAACCGGTTGGTTTAGTTTTAATTCAAAAGAGAACTTACTCCTTCACGTAATGCGGTTGAAGGTATTTTTGTAGACGAAAGTAATTGAGAACGAGAGGACCTTTAACGACCTTCTTAACTCTCTCATTCTTTTCATAAACCATTACATCTCCTACTGGGATATTCTTTGGATCATATTTCAGTAAGTTTTGTAGTTTCAGATCTGGAACAATGTTGCTTCGGTCTTTCGGGTCTTGAAGATTGTGGTCTTTGATATACTGAAACATGAATCGGGTAACCTCAGTTCGACTGTATTTATTGTTTGGATTCCAACCAGTGAATTCATACATCTCCGGAGAGAGGGTATATGGTCGATTGAATCCCGAGTATTCCTTCTTTTCCTCTTTCGTTTCTTCACTCTTTTGCTTCTTAGCGGGACGTTCCTCTGAAACATCAAACTTCCTCTTGCATGATTTTTGAGCCGGAGAAACTTCCAATCCACCATTGACAACCAATGTTCCCGTAGAATGTGTGTGAGTAATCTTGCGAACCATTTTCATGACATCACACAACACTTTCCGATCGGACTTGACACACTCCTCCAATTGTTGAGCCAATTTCAAGAGATTCTTCTTGGAAACAGTTTGTGAACTTCTGGTTTTTGGAGCCATATCGTTTCGAATTGAGAGAATAAATTGTGAGTATCTTTTGATATTCCCTAGAATTATCTTTTGAAAATCATTTTTAAGAAGGAAAAATCAGGTCAATTCCTGTATTTTTTTATTCACCAACTGGAGATTTTCATATACATTCTGGCTCAGTTGGATGTGGGCTAATTCCTTCAGCCTATCTTTACCTGCCTCAAACTTCATAAAGTATACAAAGGGAACTGTCGAGACGTTATAAGCCGTGGCAATTCCACGGTTATCCTCGATATTGACATACACAAAGTGAACCTTGTCGAAATAGCGTTCCATTAATGTGGGGTATTTACGATCTAGTTTACGGGTATAGATTCTCTTTTCAAATGTTTTACAGAAATTGCTTCGGAAAGAAGTAAAGAGTACCATGAATATCTTGGTCTTGTCATAGTCTTGTAGCAAGAGTTCCAGCGATTTACCAGGAGGAATGACGTTATGATGTAGAGTATAGTCTGTCGGCTTGTTGTATACCCATCGAATCAATGTGTCCTTACCGTGAACAATCAGAGCATTTTCCAGTTTATTAAGTTGAAAGTCATTAATCTCTGAAAAGTATCTCTGTAGATATCTAAAACTGGAATAGTTCTTTACAACGGCTTCATTATGTTTGAGTTCCAACAATAGAGAATACATGAGTCTCTTTTTAATTTCTTCACGATGAACCACGAGTTTATTTTTCTGGAGAACACCTGCCTCACGAGTAAAGGCTCGGATGACTTTACCATACTCAAAGTCGGGGTCAATCTTTATACAGGCTGAAGCGAAATCTTTCAGATAAATACCGTCAATCTTCTCGACAGGGTGTGTCTTGTAATAGATGGAAAACAGATAAAAGAGATACTCGGTCATGTACCGAGCCATACGATTGAATTCATTATAAGATTGTATCTGAGATTCCTTCATCAAGAAATGAATAGATTCAGGGGACGTTCCGTTATCATTTTCATTTACCTCTTTTGATAAAGAAGGAATGAGAGGAATATATATTCCAATGTCTCCCTTTTGTGCCTTGATTCCTACCAACTTATTACCGATAACATCAGAGGAATAGTCCGAGATAGATTCAGATTCGAGAAACTTTTGCGCCACGGAATATTTCACAGGAATATAATTGAAACTAATGGGAAGGTTTAACGAGGGAAGAGGGCTTGTAAGAATAGTAAGATTGCTAAATGTTATGAAACGAGTCTTGCCATTACAGTCTATACCCTGATGCGTAGGTTTATTTTTAAAATTCACAACAATATCCGACGGAACGGAGGACGACGGAACGGGTCTTTGATACATCATTCGGAAAATGTCTCGTATTCTTGGAATGATGGGGGTAGTAGATGGAAAGATATTAATTCGTTCCATCTCTCCCTTCTTTTTCCCTACCTCTGTGCCGAAAATGACTTCACACTGAGGATAAGTAGCGCTATCAAACTCTGTTCCAGAATGGGTATATAGCAACACAAATGGACGCTTCTCTTGTTCTTGAGACTCTTTGAGTTTCAGATACTCTTGTGTAAAGTGAGGTGCTGCCAAAATTCCATCTGGATACTCTTCATTACGAGTAAAGATAAAGATATGGACTTTAAAGTAGTCTTCCAGAGCCTTGATAAATAATTGTGGGTCAAAGAACTTTTCTGGGTCATTGCGGTATGAAGCCATACTATCTTGGTATCCTTCCTGAGTTGTTTGAGTAGTATAAAACTGTAATAGTTTCTCTCGGATTTCTCTCAGCTTTTTGAGTTTGACTTGTTGATTTTCAATCTCTCTTGCCTCAGAATCCACGGCATTCCATATCACTTCGATAGCACTATTGACAGACTGAAATGAACCACATCGAAGATAATTATGAGAGTGGTCAATAGACTGGAAAAATAACTGAATGTCTTTGGGTAGATGGCCGATACGAAATGCCGGAAGAATTTTATTTGTCGTATAAACATACTTGTCTTTCTTCCCACCTTCTTCTCGGTAAAGATATTCTCTTATTTCATCCATGGACATGTCCTCTTCATAATACATTTTCCAATAGGACTTTTTCTTTGATGTTTGGTCTTTAATACAACAACAAGGAACGACGGGATATTTCTCTCTATTTTCCATGGTATTTTGTTTCAGGTATGGCTGAGTGTATTTTCCATTCTTTGGGGAATTACATGAATACCAATACTGTTTTCCCTCATCAGGGACTTTTGGAAACAACATAACATGGTCTTTCAGACGGGCTACTTCGGGAGGAATCTTGTCAGAATTTTCATCCTTTTCTGCCACAATGACTGGAGGCTTTTTCTGGCACAATCGCGCATAACCACGAGGGAACAGTTCTGGATGAATATCATTCAGGGTGACTCTTGTTCGATGGACTTTCTTTACCTTTTCCTCTCTCTTTTGACGAGCCTGTTCCAATAATTTTTCAAAGTCGGGAATATACTTTTGATACAATGAAATGACATTTTTCTTTTTCGTCTCGTAGTAAGAGAGCAGTCGTGTAAAGATACTTCTAAACATGTCGGCTTCTTTTTTATGAGAGGATTTTGTGACTCGGATTTTCAAATAACTTTCTCCTACCTTGAATCGTTTGTCTAACTTCATCAGGCGAAATGATGTTGGTTCCACAACGTATTCAGATATACTGAATGTGATATGATCCGAGTCGGGTATGTTTGGTGATACCATAAATCGAGCATGTATTCCTCCCTTTTGTTTCTGTAGTTTATTATGCTCGTCTGTCACCAAGAATGATGAGAAAAATGTATCATTCATTGACAAGTCGGAAAAGATAGATCTATCAAGAACAAACTTGGGTACATAAAACTCTGTCTTGATTTGGATTTGTTTTGGAGGGCTAACGTCCTGTATCAATTCACTCTGAGGAAACGCATGAACCACTCGTTTGATTAGATTTTCCTGAGAAAGTGTTGGGTTAATATCGCTCTCTAAGAACAAATGAACTTTGTTTTTCTGCTCTTCCAATGAGATGGATAGAGGTTCAAAAAAGATAACTACATTCGAATATAAATCTGTTCGAGTTTCCTTGTTAATAACACCACATGAAGAACAGACTTCGTTCTGTATGTTTAATACTTTTAAAACGAGACGGTCTGATGTATGTATTTCCGGTTCAGTGAAAATCCAATACTTGCTCGGGACAAAGTTGTTTAACACCTTGTAGAAATTATTAATGAATGCAAAGGGAATTTCCCTCGACATGGTCAGATGATTAAATAGCTCATAGATATCATAATTCACAGTAAATGATACCTCTATTTTTGTTCTTGTGATTTCCGTAGCAGTGGAGAATACCTGAGGAAGATCTTTAATACTTGAAATGGTCTTCTGATACGACTCTTCATCCTTGAGAAACTGTTTAAGTTGCTGGGAATAATCACTCGCAAAGTCCTTTGCTTTTGTCTTGACCAATTCGAATTTTGTATGGAAATCTTTCTCTACACTCTTGACGAATTGTTCCACAGTATATGGGTCGAGATTATCCTTTTTCCCCATTTCCTTTTCCTTGATATTATATAGGTAATATAGCGAGGGAAATGTATCCTTGGATAGGGAATATTTGGCTTTATTTTCAGAGAAGAATTCCTTGATGGCATCAACTGGAACATTTTTGATTTCATTGATAATATTTAGGGCAGTAATGTCTTTAAAGTCCTCGCTGTTATCCACATTTATATAGACATATAGAGGCAGGACTTTCATAGATGTAGCGATTCTATTCTTTACCGTTTTCAGTGTATCGAAATCATGAACCTTCATTCCCTTTCCATTCACGGTAATCATCGTGTAATTTAATTATATAAAAGATATAATTAAATTACTTTTCTCATTTCAAAATTTTCAATTCCGTCATAACAGTATCTACAGGGTCAGGTGATGTCCTCACGATAAACTGTAGTTTGTTCTCGGTAATGATGCTTGAAATCTGTCTCAATAAATCTGTATTGGGACGGTACACTTTTACCCTATTGTCGTTCTTCTCTTCCACAATACTTTCCACATCATTTTGAATGCGTCTATCCCATGTTCCAACCCCTAATTCACTGTGTTTCTTTTTCTTCTTTCCGGCTACGGTATGGCGAACAGTTTCTTCTTCTATAACAAAGTCATTTCGTTTCCACAGGTCAATCCATTCACATATACAATTCTTGACATACAAACTCTCGGTATTCAGAATAACCTTTTTTGGATTGGTAGTCTTGTGAATCCACTTTAATCCCTCCAATAGGGCATGCAATTGGATTCTGTCAATGTTTGTGTTCTCTTCCACTCCATCGATATGAAAACAAGATGACTCGGCCTTGATAACAACTCGCCATGCTCCTGATGACGGGGTATTACATGTTCCATATATCCACACACTAAACGGCTCAAACACCATTGTAATTTTCTTATTGAATGTAATCTTTGTAACGGCCATGATTTATAATTGATACTATCCCATGTAATTAAATCATTTTTTCTTTTTTCTTTACCAATTATAAACTATGACCACTCCACAAACACCTGCTACTCCAATGGTACCTACCTCTTTTGTTGGTCTCGAACATGGAACGATTGTTGTTCTGGCTCCCTTTCTTCTTATTCTGTCAGGCCTTGTAGCCTTGGCTTTGACGTTTAAGATTAACCTGAAATCTGCCGGTGCCACTTGTATGACCGTTTCGGATAAAACAACGGGACTGTATACGTCTGTTATTGTGAATATTCTTATTCTAACTTATATTTCCTTCATGGCGTTCAAGATGTACAAGGCAGGATGGAAGAATTATAAACTCCCATTCATCTTTATTGTCTTTTCGATGTTGCTATTGTTTGTATCTATTCTCATTCTGATCGTGGCCATCAGCACGATTGACCCAACCAAGGTTCCGACCGATGATTGTGTCTCTCCATCCATGTTGGGAGCTTGCAAGGCGGCAAGTATGATGAACATTATTGCTGGAGCTGTGTTCCTCGTGGCGAGTAGGTTTGGCTCATCGGAATGTTCTAGATAGATATGGAAACGGGATGTATGGATGACATGATGAATTAATTTCAAAGTTTTTAAAATATTTCCTTGAAATTAAATGGATATCGCTAAACGCCGAATCATTGAATGGGAACGGAAGAATGATGGCACGATTTTGTTAGACTTGTCTCGGTTAAAAATCGACAGACTGCCTCCTCTGCCTTTAGAGGTAAAAAATTAAATTGTTCATTAAATCCACTCAAACGGCTTCCAGACCTTCCAACCATTACAGAATTACATTGTATGGGTAATCAACTCACACAACTTCCTGCGCTCCCGAATGTAACAACATTAAATTGTTTCGCAAATAAACTCACACAACTTCCAGCACTCCCGAATATAACAACTTTGAATTGTTCTCGTAATCAATTCACACAACTTCCGGCACTCCCGAATGTGATAACTTTGGATTGTTCTGAAAATAAACTTACACACCTTCCAGCACTTCCGGATGTGATAACTTTGAATTGTTCTAAAAATAAACTTACACACCTTCCAGCACTTCCGGATGTGATAACTTTGAATTGTTCTAAAAATCAACTTACACAACTTCCTGAGCTCCCAAATATAATAGAATTGAATTGTTCTGGAAATCAACTTTCAGAACTTCCACAACTTCCCGAGGCAAAAAGGTTCATTGTTTACGTAATATGATTACACAACTTCCAGCACTCCCGAATGTGATAAC